AGCAAACGGCGCTCTCGCTCTATCTGGTAACACGAGTACGACCGGCGCAGTAGGAACAACAGTATATGCAGGTGGTGCTGGTGGCTCTGGATATGCCTCAGTAAGAGGAGCTGGTGGTGGTGGCGGTTCTGCTGGTTCTTCCAAAGGTAATGGTAATACAGGCGGCGCGGCGCCAACAGTTGGTGGCGGCGGTGGTGGCGGAGGCGGCGGTACTGGGGGTGCCGGTAATAATGGTCTAGGTGCTGGTACCTATACGGGCGGCTCAGGTGGCAGCGGATTTACCGGCACCGGAGGAGGAACTGGCGGTACAGGAATTTCAGGTGGTACAGGCGGCAACGGTTCTCCTGGTGGCGCCGGTGGCGGCGGTGGTGGTGGCGGTGCGCAGGGTTCGGGCACGGTTGGCGGGCAAGGCGGTAATGGTGCTGCTGGTACTGAATTTACTCTAACAGCTGGCGGAACAGCTGGTTCAGGTGGCGGTGGAGGAGGCGGCGGTGGACCTGGTGCATCATCTCCTGGTAAGAATGGTGGCTCAGGTGCTGCATATGGTGGCGGTGGTGGCGGTGGTTCCGCATCGAATGGTGGTACAGCAGCAGTCAATCCAGCAGGTCTTGGTGGTACAGGCGGCCAAGGAGCAATTATAATCACATATACACTGATCCAGTCAGGCTATAATGGTATAATGGGAATGTTTTGAACTATAAATACACCAAACATGATAAGGTGAATATCAATATCAATTAAGATGTCTGACACTGTAGGTAATGAGCTAATATTGACACCAGATGATGGGTTTGTTGAATTGTCTAAAACCTTCCTCATCATGCATGAAATTTTGGCTCTCGAAGACAATACAGAGTGTGTGCATCCGTATAGAAGCGCCAAAGAAAGATACGAAACTAATCTTGCTCTTGGATGGATAGACAGACCTTACGGATAAATAAATAACAAAAGAACTGGAGATAATCGTGGCACTTCCTACAGACAGAGAATCATTCAAGCAATATTGCCTACGCCGTCTTGGTGCGCCTGTAACCCAGATCAATATGGATAATGATCAGATTGAGGATCGTATCGATGATGCTCTGAACATGTATGCTGATATCCATGTTGATGGCACAGAAAAGCAATACTACAAATATCCAGTTCAGCAGACAGACATCAACAACAGATATCTCACTCTACCATCAAATATTATTGGTGCGGTAAATGTATTTCCTGTTGGTTCTTCTTTATCAACCAATAATCTATTCAATATTCGTTATCAGATTGCGCTGAATGATCTTTACGATCTCACTGCAACTACCATGGTCCCATATTATATGGCTATGCAACACATCCAGTTACTTGAACAACTTCTGGTTGGTATGCAACCACTTCGCTACAACAGAAGATCAAATAGACTTTATGTTGATATGAACTGGGACATTATTGGTCCTGGTCAGTTTATGGTGATTGAAGCATATCAGATTGTCGATCCAGACACATTTAGCGATGTTTGGAAAGACCGCTGGCTTCTGAAATATGCCACACAACTTATAAAGCAAAACTGGGGTCAGAATCTGATTATCTATAATAATGTTGCTCTGCCAGGTGGTGCCACATTCAATGGAGAAAAGATTTACAATGATGCTACTGCTGAGATTCAGAAAATGGAAGATGAGATGTTGCGTGGGTTCAGTGCGCCGCCAGCGTATTTTATAGGTTGAAATATATACTTTTCATAAAGGATAATACTCGTGGCTGTCTCAACTTTCTTTGACAACTTTACACACGATGGTTACCAGCAACTTTTGCAGGACCTAGGAACTCAAATGATTCAGAGGTATGGTGTGGATGCATACTATATGCCTCGTTCACATGTGAATATCGATAAACTATGGCTGGAAGACACACTAAGCCAGTTTGACCAAGCCACGCTCATTGAAGTTTATATCAAAACATTTTCAGGTTGGCAAGGCGAAGGTGACCTGATGCAGAAGTTTGGTATCTCCATGGCTGACCAGATCACATTTTCCATGATGAGAAATCGCTGGCAACAAGAGTTTACCAACTTTCAGCCAAACCTGATTCGTCCATTGGAAGGTGACTTCATCTATCTTCCACTCACACATGCCCTGTTTGAAGTCAAGTTTGTTGAACATGAATCCAACTTTTATCAGACCGGTCTTCTGACCTATTATGATATCAAAGCAGAGCGCGTCAACTACAGCAATGAGGACCTCAAGACAGGCGTGGCTGAGATCGACAATATTCAATCCAAGTTTTCCAATGCTGATGATGATTATTTCCTGTCAGACCAGCAAGGTGATCATTTTGTGGATCAATCTGGTGATGGATTGGTCGAGGGTCAATATACTCCAGACAATATTGATGGAACAACTCAGAATAGCTTCTTCAGCAAAGAAGGCAAGGCCTTTATAGACTTCTCCAAAACCAATCCTCTAGGGACGATTCTCTGATGCTCGGACAGAACTACTACTGGGGATTGACCAGAAAATATGTGACACTCTTCGGAACAATCTTTGATGATATTTACATTGATAGAGTTGATGCTGATGGTGTGTCTCAAAAAACCATAAAGGTTCCTTTGCAGTATGGTCCCAAGGAGCGGTACTTAACTCGATACATCCAGAATCCGGATCTGTTGCGCGAAGTCTCAATGGTGTTTCCAAGAATGTCATTTGAGATCACCAGCATAAAATATGATGCAGACAGAAAGAAGAATACGATAGGCAGAGTTTCTGCTGTGGGTGCCAGCGGTGGATCGTTGACCACACAATATAATCCTGTGCCTTACAACTACGATATTACGCTGTCTATTATCTCCAGAAACACAGAAGATGCTCTAAGAATAGTCGAGCAAATCCTGCCATTCTTTACTCCTCAGTGGAATGCTACAGTCAATCTCATTCCAGAGATGAACTATTCCGTGAACATTCCAATCGTTCTCAATACAGTGCAATGCATCGACACCTATGCCAGCAACTTTGAAAATAAAGAATGGGTTATCTGGGAACTAACATTTACACTCAAGGGTGTTCTTTGGGGTCCTTCACAAGAATCTGGCGTTATCAAGGAAATCATCGTCAACACCTATATACCTCATACGAATACTGCCGCAGAAGGTGTTGGTGTTGCTCAACCTACCGATATTATTGATGTTCAGCCAGGACTGACTGCAAACGGACAACCAACATCAAATGCTGCTCAGTCTATTCCTTCGTCTCAAATCAAGGCAAGTGATAACTATGGATATATTGTTGGATTTACGGAAGATGTGAATAATGGATAAAGAAGATAAACTAGGAAAAATCTTCAATCTGCCTCCTTTGCCGGTGGAAGTCAAAAAAGAAACTGCATTGGTGCCTGTAAATGAGCCAGAAACAGATTTAGAAAAAATCGAAGGCGACTTTGAGGTTGCTAGAGACGCAATCATAAATGCTCTAGAGACCAGTCAAGGTGCTTTGGAAGAACTATGTCAGGTTGCAAAGGGTTCCCAGCACCCCCGAGCATTTGAGGTGCTGGCTAAAATGGTGGATACCATCAGAGACACCAGCAAGGATCTGATCGACATACACCAGAAAAAGAAAACGCTTGTCGATAAACAAGAACCACAACAAACGATACATAACAACCTTGTCATTTCCACCAATGACCTACTCAAGATGATCAAAGGTCAAAATGAAGATATTTGATAAATAAAGTGTAGTTCGCGGACGGCCATCCCAACTACTCTAACACTTTCAGGGAGCATCAGCATATGAATCCAAATAAAAGGCTATATGTCTGATGTCCGAGTATTACCTAAACAACCAAAACTTGAAAGCAACTAATGTAAAGATTCCGTGGTCAGAAGACATGATCAAGGAATATATGAAGTGTGCTGAAGACCAGATTTATTTCATCAAGACATACTGTAAGATTGTACATGTTGATAACGGTTTGATCAACTTTGAGTTGTGGCCATTCCAAGAAGAAATGGTAAACTCGTTTGAAAATAATAGATACACTATATGTAAGCTTCTTAGACAGTGTGGTAAAACCACCACAACCTGTGCGTATCTTCTACACAAAATATTATTCAATAGTAACTATCTTGTGGCTGTACTGGCCAACAAAGAATCCCAGGCCAGAGAAATACTCAGTCGCGTAAAACTTATGTTTGAATATTTACCGAAGTTTTTACAGCAAGGTATTATTGAGTGGAACAAAGGATCGATAGAACTTGAAAATGGATCTAAAGTTTTAGCGTCTGCGACGGGCGGTTCTGCTGTTCGAGGTAAAACATTTTCTCTTCTCGTGCTTGACGAGTTCGCATTTGTGCCTAATAATCAACAAGAAGAGTTTTTTGCTTCCGTTTATCCTACAATCACATCAGGTAAAACCACAAAAGTAATCATCACTTCGACACCAAACGGCATGAATCTTTTTTATAAGATATGGAACGACTCCGAAGAAGGCAAAAACCACTATCATCGATGCACTGTTCATTGGTCTGATGTTCCAGGCAGAGATGAAAAGTTCAAAGAAGAGTATATAGCCAACACAAGCGAACGCCAGTGGCGCATCGAGTTTGAAACGGAGTTCCTCGGTTCATCCAACACTTTGATTGATGTAAAGAAGCTACAACAAATGGTGTGGAAAGAACCTCTGCACAGATTTGAAACTCTGGACATCTACGAGCAACCTATAGAAAATCACAAATATTTCATTACGGTTGATGTCTCTCGTGGCTCATCTATTGACTATTCTGCTTTCCTTGTGTTTGATGTTACTTCTGTTCCATACAAGGTTGTGGCCAAATACAGAAACAATGAGATTTCTCCTTTGTTGTATCCTAACATTATTTGGAGAGCAGGTAAACATTATAATGATGCTCTGATTCTCATAGAAGTAAATGATAATGGTCAACAGATTGCAGACATTTTATTTTATGATCTGGAATATGAAGGTGTCGTCATGACTCAAGCAAAGGGTCGTGCCGGCATCAAAATGGGTGGAGGTTACAAGGTAAAACCCATCCGTGGTATCAGACAAACAAAACAGACCAAACGTATTGGATGTGCCAACTTCAAGAGTTTGGTTGAAGGTGATAAGTTGATATTCTATGACTATGATTTGATCTATGAGTTGTTTAGATTCATAGAAAATAAAGCATCATATGAAGCTGAAGAAGGCGAACATGATGACTTGGTTATGTGT